TCGCTCGACCTGAAAGCGAGACGTGTATTCAGGGATACATCATTTGGAAGATGTTCCGTGGATCGCACGTCACTAATCCCTTATAGGGATAGGTCGATGAAGGAGCAGGTCGCCAAGCTCAAGTTCGTCCCAAAGAACGTTAAAACCATGCGATCTATTTGCATGGAACCCATTTCCCGGATGTACCTCCAACAAGAGGTCGCCCGGTGGGTTATTACGTCCATGAGGGATTCGAGCTTGGATCGCATTGTAAGATTGACCGAACAACAGCATAATAGGCGTTATGCCTTGCATGCTTCGTACAGCCAGTCTTGCGACACGATTGATCTGTCTGCCGCTTCTGATAGGATCCACATAGATCTTGTTCGTAAGATCTTCCCCTCGCAGATTCTTTTTTATCTGTTGGGGACCCGTACCTCGATAGTAGAGACGGGTAGTGGAAGAGTTCGACTGAACAAGTTTGCCCCAATGGGTTCAGCACTTTGCTTTCCCATACAGAGCATCCTTTTTAGTTCAATCGTTCTCCTTGCTTATCTTAAGCATTATTACGGGGCTAGACCCTCGGATAATCCTTCCAAGGATTGGCCTATGCTACATTGCATTGACCGTTTCATTAAGTCGATGCATAATAAGCCAGAGGAACTCCTCTCGGAGTACCTATGTCCTAGGGTCTATGGCGATGACATAATCAGTGACTATCGTATCACTGATCATGTCCTTATTCTACTGGAACAGTGCGGCCTTCGTGTAAACTCTGAGAAGAGTTTTATCGGAGGAACGCCCTTCCGCGAGTCTTGCGGAATCTTCGCTTATAATGGCGAAGATGTTACACCGTACCTCTTCCGACTACCTGGCTTCGTCCGAAAACTTGGACCGAAGCAAGTTGCTTCGATTTGCGACTTAGCAAATCGCGCAGGAGATTTTCAATACCATCACCTGCGTAGCGTCTTTATTAGGACGCTAAAGCATAGTTCCATTGTTGGAATGCGTGGAGATATTACCCCATACATTCCATTTACAATGGATCGCGAGCAATTTGGTATATACACGACTAATCCTCACCGACCTGTTGTCGTGAGGATGAATCGTGATTACCAACGCGAGGAGAAGAGAGTACTGTGCATACGAAGTGTCCATGGTCGTGGCAAAGTTGCCGCGAATATGGAAGACTATGCGTATGACCAGTGGATGAGAGCCCGCATCCGTGGTGGATCTGACGAGATTAATTTCTCGTCATCACGGGTGCGACCTTCTGTCACGAGGATCAGACTGGGATGGACTCCAGTCTGAGTGTGACATACGTGTGTGC